AATCATTTCTCGCACCTCATCTTCCTGCTGCATTCCGTGCAGCAGATCGCCGTGCCGAAGAGGTCGAACTCCGCATCGCCGAAGAACTCATTGAAATCGACGGGCACTTCCGTTCCGCAGCGCGGGCAGCGGCAGAAGACATTCTCGTCGTTGATCTCCACCGTGACCTCCAGAGTGTCATTGATGTTTTCCTTAACATAGAACATAAAGGCTTTCCTCCTTCAGAAAACACCGGGCGTCATTGCCCTTCACTATTGAAAGGACAGAAGATCGGATTCTTAGCGGATAAATCCGCAAATTTTTTCCTTTCCTTATAAATGCCAGAGCCAAAAACGGCTCTATTTTTTTAGCTAAAAACAGCCGTTTCTGTCCTTTCAATAGCGAGAGGCAGAAACGGCAAAAATATTTAAATTTTATCCGCTGAAAACTCAGGTTTCTGTCCTTTCAATAGTGAAGGGGCGGGAAAGCCCCTCGGAAAGAGAGGTACATCAACATGGAAACTCAAAGCGACAAGGAACTGGCAGAGGTGCTGATCGCCATCAGCGTCATTGCTAGGCGACTCGCGAACAAACTATCGGAAGGAGGGAGCGAGGATGGAAAACCTTGCAGCAAAGATTGAAACCCTGAGGCTCTCGGCGAAATCCATCATGGACATCGCCGACGAACTGGCAAAAAGCCTGCAGGTGGAAGAGCCAAAGCCGCCGTCCCTTGAGGATGTTCGGCACAAACTTATTCTTGCAGCGCAGGCGGGATTCAGTGCAGAGGTCAAGGCGCTCATCACCAAATATGGAGCCGACCGCCTGTCGGAAATCGATGCATCCCACTATGCAGCACTTCTCAAGGAGGCTGAGAGTATCAGGGAGGCGAAAGTCGATGGCTAAACATTCCCTGCTCTCGGCATCGGCGAGCCAACGTTGGATTGCTTGCCCGCCATCGGCAAGGCTCTGTGAGGAATATGCAGACAAGCCCAGTGAATACGCGCAAGTCGGAACCGACTGCCACGAACTTTGCGCCTACAAGGTGGAAAAGGCCCTAGGCAGGAAGATTCGAAATCCCGTCAAGCGGCTCTCCTTCTACGACGAGGAGATGGATGAATGCTCCGATGGCTACCGTGATTTCGTCATGGAGTGTGTAGCACAGGCCAAGCAGTCTTGCAACGATCCGCTCGTCCTCGTGGAGCAAAGACTGGACTACTCCCGCTATGTGGGCATCGAGGGAAGTTTCGGTACAGGAGACTGCGTGATTGTCGCCGACGGGATGCTGTATGTCATTGACTACAAGCATGGACTCGGTGTACTGGTGTCGGCTGAGAAGAACAGTCAACTCTCCTGCTA